GTATTCCAACCCTCATGAGGCTGTCCGCACGCATTGCAAGGGGGTGAGGGAAATCCTCATCCCTTCCGCAGGCGGCGACCAGATGACGAAAGTCATGCCTGAGCGGGATGTTTACCGACTGATCATGCGCTCGAAGATGCCCGCGGCAGAGGCATTCGAGGAATGGGTCGTGGGTGAGGTATTGCCCAGCATTCGCAAGACGGGCAGTTATCAGCAACCGATGACGCCCGGCGAGCAACTGTTGGCGCAGGCTCAAGCGGTGATCAACGTCGAACGCCAACAGGCGGAGCAGCAGGTCGCGCTGGCGCGGATCGAAACGCGCGTGGCCAACGTCGAGCAGGTCCGTTACCTCGACTCAAGGCCGGCCGGCTTCGAATCCATGACGACCATCCGCGAGCGCATCAACTTGCGCCATGGCATCCCACCCTGGGTGATCAACGCAGTGATGCGCGATATCCCCGGCGCGCCTCTGCCGTTCGCCATGGTGCGCAGTGCCCACGCCGACGACGGCGCACAGCCATACGCGATCTGGCCAACAGCCGACATCACCCGTCGCTTCGACCGGTTCGTTGCCGAGTGCACTTTCGTCACGGCCGAGCGAGCCACCCACCCCGATATTCAGCAAGGCCGATTCAAGCTGCGCCAGAGGACTTCCGCATGACTGAGAAAACAGCGAACCCGACCACGGAACCTACCGTGATCGACGAGGCGTACATGGAGCGCTTCACGAACGACCAGCTCGCATACAAGGCATGGACCGGCGCTGTCTTGGTGCAAGAGATCCTTTTCGACGAAGAGGGCATCGAGTACTGCATGCAGGACGCCAAGTTTGAGGCGGCGCACGCGGCGTTGGCACTGCGCGTGCTGGTGCGCCGGCTGACTGGCATGAACCCGGACGAACTCCAGAAGGCTGTGCAGCAAAGGCAGCTTGAAGTTCTGGTGCTGGAGCCTGAAACGCCTCAACTCCCTGCCTGGGAGACAGTGCAATGAACGGCCTCCCGCATATCTCATCCACCGTGCAAGGTGCGGTGTCGGTGATCGCCGGCCCGTGGCCGAGCTACAGCCAATTCAAGGGGATGCCAGAGCGCGATCGCTGGGTTCTGTATGGATCGGCCAAGGCCTACCGCCAAGCACTGGAAGATCAGGGACTGGTAATGGCTGAGACCTACGACGCCTTCGTTCGTCGCGTTACAGGGGAATTGGATCTATGAGCATCCAATCCATGGTGTGGGCGCTGGAACAGCAGGAGATCAAAGACTCCACATGCCGGCACGTCCTGCTCTGCCTGGCCAACTACGCAGGCAGCGATGGGCGTGGAGCCTTCCCTTCCGCCCTGACCCTGGCGGTTGACACCGGTCTCTCCGAACGCACGGTGCGTTACAAGCTGGATGCATTGGAGTCTGCTGGCTTGATTCGCCGTGGCAACCAGTCAATCGCGGCCGCATACATCGACCGCCACGACCGTCGCCCGGTGGTGTATGACCTCATCGAAAAACGGGGTGCACCAGATGCACCCCGCTCCGAACGGGGTGCAGATGAAGACGCGACGGGGTGCAGCTCAGAACAGAGCGGGGTGCAAATGACGACAGAACGGGGTGCAGCAGCTGCACCCAATACGTCATCTATCCGTCATCTATCCGTTAATAAACCAAAAGAAGGCGCAGACAAGTCTGCTGGGTCTCGAGGGAAGACTGGCAAGTTCGATCCGCTCACTGCCAAACCGGCGAACGCTTCCGAAAAAGCGTGGGCGGACTTCTGCGAAATGCGGAAGGCCAAACGGGCGCCTCTGACACTCCGTGCCTGCGAGCTGATCGCCAAGAAGCTGGCCAACCATCCCGAGCCGGACGCCGTGCTGGATAAGTCCACCACGAGTAGCTGGTCGGACATCTATCCCGATTCGGTTCTGCCAGGCGCTGGCGCGAAGGGCGGTAAACCCTCGACTTACAACAATCTGCCGCAACACGAAGCAAACGCTTATCCGGAGGTGCCACATGGCCAAACCAATTTCTAAGTTCAGCCGCGTGCCGGATGTTCGCTTCTTCGAGGCGCAGTGCCCGGTGCATGGAACGGTCGACGGCGCCGAGGTTGAACAGTTCGACGGCACCTATCTGGTGCGCGCTTGCCGCCGGTGCCAGTGGGAGGCGATGAACACCGCCGACAAACGCAGCGACGCCCACACCGAGGCTCTGGCCCGTCGCAAAGCGACGACGCTGAACGAGCTGCTGATCGGGTCGGGCATTACGCCGCGGTTTGCCGAGTGCACGCTGGATAACTTCACCACTGGCGCGATGCTGGAAAAGATCCGCGCGTTGTCGACCTGTCAGTCGTACGTTGATCAGTTCGAAGAGAACTACCGCGCCGGCCGTTCCCTGATCCTGTCTGGCAACGTCGGCACCGGGAAAACGCATCTGGCTAGTGGGATGGTTCAGCAGGTCATCCGAAAGTTCAGCGCCGCGGCGTTGATCGTCTCGGCCGCAGAGATCATCCGCATCGCCAAGGGCGCGATGGTGCGCGGCGCTGACTACACCGAGTGCGACGTGATCAACGAACTGGCGAGCCTGGACCTACTGGTGATCGACGAGATCGGCGCGCAGAAGGGGAGCGAATACGAACTGGGATTGCTCCACGAAGTCATCGATCGCCGGTATCAGCTTGTCCTGCCCACTGTTGTGGTGTCCAACCTGCCGGCCAACGCTCTCAGCCAGTTCATCGGCGACCGCGCGCTCGATCGCCTGCGCCAGAACGGTGGTCAGGCCGTCGGCTTCAGTTGGGCCTCAATGAGGGCAACCGCATGAGTGAATATCGCGAACTGTTCAGCGATGAGGCTGAACACGCTCTGCTGGGGGCGATGCTGTTGGATGGCGAGCTATTCGACGCCATCACCAGCCAGGTCTCGGCGGCGGACTTTCACGATCCGGAGAATGCCGCGCTGTTCCAGACGATGATCGGCTGTCATGCCGCTGGAAGCCCGGTTGACCCGGTAACGCTGCACGACTTCGCCGAGTACCTGCCGAGCGGCACTCGCACATTGGCCTACGCCGCCGAGCTGGCGCGCAACACGCCCAGCACCGCCAACTGGAAGGCCTATGCCAAAGTTGTGACCGAGCGCGCCGTTCTTCGCCGCCTGGTGGACGCCGCTGACGCGGTGCGGGAGTTGGCAACCGAGAATCGGCCTGTCGCCGAAATCATCGCCAGCGCGCAGCAGGCAATGGCGGATCTGCGAGACCTGCAGACCGGAGAGCCGGATTACAAACGGTTGGATGAGGTAATCCAGCGCAACATCGACGTGATCGACTCCAAGTTCAATGGGCAACTGGAGTCTGGTCTTTCGACTGGGCTGGTTGATCTCGACAAGCTGATCCGCGGTTTGCGAAAGAAAACCGTCACCATCGTGGCCGGGCTGCCGGGGAGCGGCAAAACCACGCTTGGGTTGCAGATCGCCCAGCACATCGCGTGCAGCGGCGCGGGTGTAGGCATGGTGTTTTCCCTGGAAATGCCCGAGGAGGAGTTGGGGAACCGTGTGCTGGCGTCAATCGGCGGGGTTGATCTGCGGAAGCTTGACGACGGCCAGTTGCAGGACGACGACTGGCCGCGACTGACCTCAGCGGTGAGCAAGATCATGGATAAGCCGCTCTTCATCAGCGACAAGTCCGGGCTCACGGTGGCACGAATCCGCAGCATCGCCCGCCAGGTGCAACGCGCTCATGGTCTCGACGTAGTGGTGATCGATTACATCGGACTGATCGGCTCGGACGGCAAAGCGTTCAACCGCACTTCGGAACTTGGGAAGATCTCGACCGGGATCGTGAACATCGCCAAGGAGCTGGAGGTGCCGGTGATTCTGCTGGCGCAACTCAACCGCGACTCGACCAAGCGCCCGGGCAAGAAGCCGATCGCCTCTGATCTGCGCGACTCCGGCCAGATCGAGGCGGACGCCCATTGCATCATCCTTGTCCACCGCGACATGGATTCGGAGGAAGGCCAGAACGGCGTCACCGAGTTGATCATGCCCAAGTGCAGGCACGCGCCGGTCGGTTCATGTCACGTTCAGCAGCAGGGCCAGTACGCCCGCTTCGTCAACTTTGCCGGCAACCGTGAGCCGAGCAATGAGGAGGTCGAAATGGGCCGCTCGTTCGCCAGTCAGTACAGGGGGAAAAAGGCATGATCGAGCTGAAACAGATGTTCCGTCGATTGACCGGCTTTAGATTTGAAAATCTCACCAGTCCGCTGCAACGCCCGCCGGAGACAACGCGCACGGCCATTGACGAAGCAACCAACTGCGAGGTTTCAAAACCGTCTTTTTTGGAATCGGGCAAGGCATACGTCCTCCCGAAAGGCGCGGTAATGGTGAAGGCGCCCGAGTGTCCGGAAGCTGAATTGATTGCGGCCACGATCCGTGACTTTCCAGATGATTGGGCCTGGGCGCGGAAGGGGTACGACATCCTGCACGTGCCGAGCGGTTTCCGGCTCTGGGTCGCGAACGAGGACTATGGCCTTGCCGAGGTGCACGAAAACAACGGCAAGACGGACTTCTCGAAAGCAGAGCAGCAAATCATCTGGCCCGCGGTCAAGGACTGGCTGGGCCATCGGAAGACTGTTTTCACAGGCCGCCCGCCGAAGGCGACCATCTTCGGCCGTGATTCCACCTACTGCTGCTTTGCCAAAGGCAGGCCATGGATGGGCATCGGCAGTTCGCCGGCGGCCGCGTATCGAGCATGGAACCTCGCGCTTTCCGCTCAAGCCCGGAACAACATGAACGCCAATGAATATCTGAAAGTTTGGAGTGCCACGCTATGAACAACGTAACGGCGGCACTGCCGCGCAAAAGCTTGACCCCGGTCGAGTGCCAGTTCCTGAAGCAGGGCAATCGCCTGCTGCTGGAAAAGACCAATGGCCGGATCGGCTCGGCGGCGTTCATGGACATTATTGCCGACTGGCACGCGTCCCGCGCCAACCTGGGCTTCGAGGACTTCGCCCGGCGCTGGATCACCGAAGGCAACGCAAAAAACAAGATCGCTGACAAGCTGCTGTGGGAGCTGTTCGGCATGGATGAGCCAAACCCGAGGAAGGCAGCATGAAAAAACGAACGTATGTGGGCAAGGCTCTTGGCGATACCGAGTGGCTGCTGGAGCAGTGGGGCTTCTGGCGCATGGATGGTATGGGTGTGCCGAGCTATGTGTCGCCACTGTATGCCCTGATCCGCGAAAACACGCCGTGCGTTGGCGGGGTCAAGGAGTACAGTCTGACCGATGACCTGGCGCTGATCGTCGACGGCGCGGTTGCCCGCCTGATCAATCGAGATACGCAGATGGGCGACTTCATCTGGCTTTACTTCGGAGCCAAGTGGCCTGCTCTGCGAATTGCCCGAGCGGCCGGGATCGGTGAAGCCAAAGCGCGGGAAGTCATCAAGGCCGGCGTGGCCTGGGTTGACTGCGCGCTGGAACGAGTTCGAGAGGCCGCGTAAAAAAGTCTTTCCACGCGGATAAACACCTGTTTTCATGGCACCGTGTTCAGCTTTTCAAGCGCGACACAGCAGACAAAGCCCGGCCATTGCGTCGGGCTTTTTTATTGCGCTGAGTTTTATTTCTTTTGGTCGTTGTAGTAGGCCAGGGCGTCGTAAACAGGTTCGTTGAATTCCACCTGTATCAGGTCCTCGCCACGCC